CACACCCTCGGGGCTCAACCGTCTCTTGTAGAGGCGGGAGGCGAGCATGAGCACCGCCTGCACCACCTCGGGTTGCTTCACGGCGGACGGGCGGACCCGGTCGTACACCCAGGCACCTGCGGCCTCAAGGCACTGGGACAGCACCTTGTCGCCCTCGGTCGTCTTGGCCCCGACTAGCGCGCGTAGCGCGTCGAGGTCCGCCCGCACCGTCATGGCCTACGGTCCTACGTGGACAGCGCCGTCCGGCGCCGGGCGGTAGGTGCCCAGGTACCCGGCGAACGCGACCTGGATGCCGAGGACGCTCGGCTCCACAACGGACAGTTGCCCGACCTGCTGCTCGTAGATCTCCAGGGCCAGCGAGTTGACGACCCAGAAGGTGTCGTCGGTGATGCCCGGCGTCACGACCATGTTCAGCCCGACCGGGTTGCCGGTGAAGTTGGTCGGCCCGCCCATGGATCCCTGGGCGTTGACCGGGTTCAGGAACGGGAACATGGCCGTCCCGGCGGACGAGGTCAGCGACCCGAGCCGGGCCCATCCCAGCGGCCCCACCGCGAGGGTGGTGGGCAACGCGCCGGTCTCGGTGTAGACCATGCCGGCCGCGTCGTAGATGGCCTTCAGGGTGGCGTCGGAGTCCGCCCCGGCGGCCAGGGTCACGTGCGACGTGGACTGCTGCATCTCGGTGACAGCGGCCCGTTCGGTCGCGTACGAGTACCGCGCGGCGAGCTGGGCGACGATGCCCTCCAGCGAGGCGACACCCCAGTCGAGCACCTGGCGGGCCACGTTGACGTACCCACCGAGGGTGGTGAGGTCGACGTTGTCGCTGGTGATGGTGAACGCCTGGGAGACGAGTTCGTCCTTCTGGGCGGCCTGGGGGGCCACACCGGTCGCGACGTTCGGGTCGTTGAGGCGGGGCCGGCGGAACGACGGTCCGGCGGGGACCTGCTGCACGCCGATGGCGGACACGAGCGGACGGTCCGTGTTGATCGTGTTGATCAGCGGCCCGACGATCGTGTCGGGGAACACTCCGGTGAAGTTGCCGGTGGTGACGTGGGAGGCGGCCCGGTGGTAGCGCTGGAGACGCTCGGTGGCCTTGGCGCGCTTGTCGCCCTCACCCACGATCGTGTTCAGGTAGTCGTGCAGGTACTCGCCGGCCGACCGGTACTGGACGGCCGCGTCGGACCCGCCGATGGCCGCGCCCGCGAGCTTGGCGAGACGTGCCTGGGACTGTTCGTCCAGATCGGACTCACGGACGAGGACCTTCACCTGCTCGTCGATCTGGCCGATCCGGTCCTTCGCGCGGGTGATGATCTCCAGCTCGTTGGTGGAGAGGTCCCGGGACTCGGCTACGGCCGTGGTGCTCAGGTCCTCAATGAACTTCAGCTTGGCGGTCCGCTCCTCCTGGAGCTTCGTGGCCATGACGTCGCTCATGACGTCCCCCGTTCTGTAGTGCGTTGACGTACTCACGCGCTACGACTTGGGGCGTCTGGCGACTGTGGCCCTTAAGGAGGGGCTGGGGTCGCGGCCTGGGGCCGTGGTCTGTCTAACGTGGATGCTACCGCGCGTCGCCCTTGACGATCGTCAGAGTGCCCTCCCTGGACCGCCTCCAGCCATCAGCGGTACGCACGTACATGTCCCATGAGTAGGCCCCGGCCCATCCGTCCATGCCGGCCGTCTCGTCCGCGTCGAGGGCGAGGGTCACGGACAGGCCGTCCGCCGCGACCGTGGCAGGGATCTCCACCCGCTGCCCCCCGTCGTCGAGCGGGTTCACCTGGAGGTCGGTCGGGTAGTACGTGAAGGCCGCCACCGCCTCCAGGACCGTGACGGGCGCGGCCGTCATGACCCGGTCGAGGCGGTAGAGCGTGAACGACGGATCGTTGTGCAGGCCCTGGCCGAACCGGACGGTCGTGCGGTCGGCCGTGGTGGTCACGTCGTAGACGACGGTCGACACGCCGTACAGGTACAGGTACGACCCTGGTGTGACGTCCTCGGCGGCCACGGCCACGTCCGGTTCGTAGTCCACGACGGTGGTCGAGAAGTCGGCCCCGGACTCGATGAACAGGTCGAGGCGGGTCGCCCTCACCACTGCCCCCTCAGGCGCGCCAGGTCGGCCCGTACCGCGTCGAGGTTAGGTGTGGCCACCATCAGGACACCCTCGTCCTCCTCGTCGTCCTGGTGGCCGTCTGAGCGGTCCCGCACCGCCAGGACCTTGGCCCCCGAGTAGGCCGGGTCGGGGGTGATGCCCACCCGGCGGACCCGCACGTTGTCCCGCACGATCACCCCGTCCGCGTCGACCTTCTCCCGCCCCCTGGGCTCGAACTCCAGCGACAGTCCCTTGTGCGTGTTCTCGATCATCTCGCGGGCCTTGTTGGCATCCGGCTCGTACAGGCGGAACGTGGCGTACGCCCCGTCCGGCCTGTCCTTCAGCTCCCGGCCGTACCCCAGCGTGTTGTGGAACCCGTCGTCGTGCTGGTAGCTCAGGCCCACCTGTGACCACGCGCCGGGGCGGGCCTGGCGTCCGAACGCGCCCGGCACGAACCGCTCCTTCTTCATCTGCCCGTCCCACGGGTCGTAGAACTCGATCGTCTCCCCGTAGGGGACGATGCGGCCCATCACGGTGCGGCCGTCGCCCTCCACGTCGAAGTCCCGCACCTCGAACCTCTGCGGGAACTGTCGCATGTAGACATTCACCTGGAATCACACCCCTTCGTTGCGGACGGTCTCGACGGCCGTGTCTGCGTTCTGAGGCTCGGGCGGAAGGTGCTCCATGATCCGCGCCTCCTGCGTGGTGATGACACCCGCGCTGATCAGCGTGGCGTAGATGTTGGCACGCTCCGAAATGGACGGTTCGGTGATCTGCTCACTGGCGAACCGCAGGTACTCGCCACGGGGCAACGCCCACCCGCTGAACGCGCACGCCAGGTTGTAGGCGATCGGGCGCAGCGTGGCGCGCCAGAAGTAATCGAACGTGTCCTCCACCGTGGAGTACGTGAGGCCGTCGTTGACGGGCAGGCCCACCAGCCACAGCGGCACCCCGAAACACGAGGCGATCCGCTGCTCGTCGAACATCCTCAGGTCGAGCAGACCGATCTCCCTGGGCTTGAGGTTCAGGGGCGTGTACGTGAGCCCTCCACTGAGGACGGCCGGGAGCACCCCCCGCGACATGGCCGCCTCAGCCCAGGACGCTTTGAGGGCGTCGGCCTGGATCTTGGTCAGCTTCACCTCGGACTGGAGCACGGCCGTGGGTATGCCGTTGGACACGGCCAGGGCGGTGCCCCACGACTGCATGGCGTCCGCGCCCATCAGGTTGCGCCAGCACGCCTCCAGCGGCCCCACCCCGCGCACCTCGCCGGGCCACGTCTGGTACCGCACGTGCAGGATCTCCGACCGTGGAATGTCGACACCACCGATCGCGTACGTGGGCAGGCCCCCGGCACCCGCGTCGATCTCGACCATGTCCGGGTTGAGCACCACCCACCGCGCCACCATGTCGTCCGGGTAGCGGGCGGTGGGCGCGATCAGCGCCTCGCCGCGTAGCAGGAGCGAGTTCACGGCCGCCTGCATGGCCTCCACGATCGAGGTGTAGATCAGCGGCTCGGGGTTCTCCGTCCACGGTGGAGGCACGATCGGGGCCCCGTTGGCGAGCACCTTCAGCGACATCGTGGCGAGGGTGCGGGAGACCAGGTCGGTGCAGGCGAATACGGTCGATATCCGACCGGTGAGCATCGCCCCGCCCATGAACTGACCGCCGAACGGGGTGGGTGCCGCCCCGGTCGGGTACGGGCCCAACGGCCCGCCAGGGTAGCCGCCCCCGCCCGTGAACGCCTTCCCCGTGTCGTAGTAGGGGGGCGTCCAGGTCGACGGGTAGCCGGGCCACCGGGAGGCGGTCGGGAAGCCCTGATCGTCGGGCTGGGGGGCCCCGGTCGGGTCGCCCGGTACGAAATCGCCGGCCCGGCCCACCTCGATCACGGTGTCGGGGCCACGCGACGAGCCGACGAACCAGCGCGGCCCACCGCCCCACCACTTCCCCCCGCCGGGCCCCACGTTGCGGCCCGTCTGCTGCGGGTCGATCGCCACGGACGGGGACATGCGATTAGGGGCGATGGTGGCCCCCGTGGTGCGTTGACGACGCCAGAACGCCATACCGACCCTCCCTAGTAGACAGCGACCGCGGATCCGCCCTGCTCGTGCTCGTGCGCCCACAGGGCGGCCGTCGCGGCGATCAGGTGCGTGGGAGGGGTTGCCACCTTGCGCGACCACACCCAGGCGTTACCGACCGGGGCGGCCGTCGCGTTGACCGCGTCCCCGACCAGTCCAGGCGACCGTCCAAACGCGACGGTGCGGTCGGTGACGCGCTGGGCCAGGTTGGCGCAGGCTGAGGGGTAGTCCGCGTACCGCATCGGGGCCCCACGGACGTCGTGGTCACGTTCGGCCCGGTCCATCAGGTCGACCAGCCCACCCCGCGCGTCGTAGGCGACACCGCCCAGGCCGTAACGGGCCTCCAGCTCCCCGAGCATGTCGGGCAACCATCCCGCGCCGGGACGGGCCGCGACCTCCACCAGGACCGGTCGCCCGTCGTCACCGTCGAAACAGGCCACGATCGCCGCGCCGGAGCGGTCCCAGGCCGCGTCCACGCCCCACGACACGGCCCGTCCGTCCACAGGGGGCGGTGGTGGGTCGACGGTCAGGTCGTTGACGGTCTCCTCATTGAGGACGGTGTCGACGACCGTCTCCGACCACACGCCGAGGCGCTCCCGCAGGAACGCCCGCCGGGACATCGACTCGTACTCACGGGCGATGGTGTCGGGGAAGATCCGCCTCCCGTAGGCGGGATTGACCGCCGCGTGGACGAACGGGTCGGCCGGATCGTCCACCGTGGAGGCGTGCCACTCCCAGTACGCCAGGTTGGGGGTGGTGGGCTGGTGGCCGCGCTGGCGCAGGCCGAGCAGGACCTCAGCGTCGTACGTGCCGGCCGACGACAGGTACCAGACCTGGGGGTTGGGTCGGGCCGCCAGCGAGGGCACCAGGGCGGCCATGACGTCCGGGGAGAGGGCGAACGCCTCATCGAGGAGGAGACAGTCGGGGGAGAAGCCCCTCCCGGAGGTGCGGGTGCGGGCGATCATCTTGAACCGCGCGCCGTTGGTGAACTCGACGACCTCCCCGCCCGCCATCATCCTGATCCGACGGACGTGGGGTGCGATGGCGTCGGACTCGCACACCTCCCGCATGAGTCGCCACGTCTCCTGGGCGGTGCGGTACTCGTGCGCGGAGTACACGATGAGGCGTTCCCCGTACAGCAGGGCACCCGCCAGGGCCCTGGCGACGGTCAGGTAGCTCTTGCCGTTCTGGCGGGGGACCATCACCACGACCTCGAACGCTGACCACCGGTCGCCCGTGGTACGGGACGCGTCGGTGAGCAGGTCCGCCTGCCACGGGTCGAGGGGGAGCCCGGCCAGGCGGGCCAGGTCCACGGCGTCCCGGTCGGCCCGTCCCCGTGGTACGAGGCGGGTGGTGGCCCTCTGGGACCCCTCGGGGGCCCTCTCAGCGCACCCGACGCTCATGACGCGCCTTCCGCCGGGCCAGCAGCTCGTCCACGCCCCGCGCCGTCCCGTCAGGATCGACGTGGACGGGCGTACCGGCCTGGGCCCGTGCCGCACGTAGGGCCGCGTTGTCGAGGGCCTCCAGGGCGTTGACGGTGGCCAGGAAGCTCCGGACGAGCGGGAGGCGGTCCCTGGCGGTCGTGGAAGCGTCGATCTCGGTCGCGAGACGCTCGGCCAGGGCGACCAGGGCGTCACGCCGGGACTCGTCCAGGGCGGCCCGGAGTGTGGTCACCACGAGGGGGCCCGGTACGTGTCGGGGACGGGGCCGTCACCTCGGGCCGAGTTGCACGACCGGTGGGCGGGGCGGCCGTTGGCCACGTCCCAGCGGGCCTCGGGGGCCTGGGAGACGGGTCGGAGGTGGTCGACGGTGTCGGATCCGGGGCGACCGCACAGGTGGCACGTGGTGCCGTACGCGGCGAACACGGCCGCGTTGTAGCGCTTGACGTTGGCCCCGTTGACGGGGCGACCCCCTGGTGCTGCCGTCCGTCCCATGAGGACGATCGTAGTCCGAATAGGACTCGCGAACGTCGCTCAGGTGCAGGTCAGGAGGCTACCGACGCCTATTCCAGGCCGCTATGACGATCAGGGCGACGATCGTGGAGTACGACTTGGCGAGGACCTGGCCGGGGAGGAAGGTGAGCGACCCGAACGCGAGCCAGAGGAACACGATGCTGTCCACGACGAGCCCCACCGCGTTGGACGCGGCCACGGCCGCCAATCGTCCTCTCGTACGCAACGGCGTGTAGACCGCAAAGTCAGCCAGTTCGGAGAGCAGGAACGCGACGCCGGAGGCCAGGGCGAGGCTCGGACTGAACACCGCCGACAGTCCCGCGCCCACAACGATCGCGGCAACGATGAGCAGTCGCCCGACACGCTCCTGTGCAAAGTCTCGGAACGTGAGTGTCAATCCCACCAGCAACGCGGCGGCGGGGGCCATCGTTCCGAACCCCATCGGGATGACCGGCCAGTACGTGAACGCGAGATTCGTTCCGACGATGGAGACGAGATAGAGGGCGAGGGCGACCATGGGTGGGTCCTCTCAACGTGGTCTATACGGACCGCTATGCAGCTCGCGCGACTATAGAACGAAAGCGTGATCGAGTTCTACCTCGGAACCCACCAGGCCAATTGGCTGTCCACGTTCGAGATCCCACTGTTCGTCTCGGATCGACGTCTACGCAGGTACCGCACGCTCCCACGTGCCCGCCCATCGTGGGCCCTGGACTCCGGAGCGTTCACGGAACTCTCCACATACGGGTCCTGGGATCATGGCCCCACGCCCAAGGAGTACGCGGCACGGATCGACCGCTACGCGACCGAGGTAGGCGGACTGGCCTGGGCGTCCCCTCAGGACTGGATGTGTGAACCCCCGGTCCGCCAACGCACAGGACTGGGGGTCCGGGCACACATCGAACGGACCGTGAGCAGCGTCGTGGAGCTACGCACCCTTACGACAGTGCCTGTGATCGCGGTGGTGCAGGGCTGGGAACTGGCGGACTACGCGACATGTGTGGAGACGTACGCGCGGGCCGGCATAGATCTGGCGCGTGAACCCGTGGTGGGGCTGGGGAGTGTCTGCCGTCGTGAGCGCCTGGACGAACTGGGGGCCGTCCTGGCCATGCTCAACGATGCGGGTATCCACAAAATCCATGGGTTCGGCGTGAAGATCACAGGGCTACACCGCTATGGCGCGCACCTGCGATCCACGGACTCACTGTCCTGGTCCTACAACGCGCGACGGAACCCACGGCTAGAGGGGTGCGTGCACGCCCGGTGTCAGAACTGCCCTCGTTACGCCCAGGCATGGTACAGGAGTCACATAGCACCACTCATAGTTCGGTGAACCCGCCGACGTCAGCGGGCCTCTGGAGGCTCATCTCCCCGCTGGAGGGCGGTCACGATCTGGTCGTGGGCGGCCAGGGCCTCGTGGCGGTTGTGGTGCCTCCACTGGTAGTTGTCGAACGGGCCACCGAAGATCATGGTCTCGTAGAGGACGGGCGGTCCGGTCATGAACGCGTGGTCGAGACTGAGGAACACGGT